GGTATGCAGACATTTAATTATCCAATAGAAGGAGAGGTTAGAGCAACAGGCTGTGACTCAGCTGCTGCAAGATCGAGTGGGAAGTTATGAGCATTACGCTCGTGCATCACTTCCATACCCAGACCAGCACGGTTCAGGATGTCGGCCCAAGTATTAACTACTTGACCAGAAGGAGTGATGATTGATTGGTTAAAGTTAAAGCCATTCAAGTTGAATGCCATGGTGCTCACACCCATAGCAGCAAAGTAGATACCAACTACAGGCCATGCGGCGAGGAAGAAGTGGAGGCTACGGCTGTTATTGAATGAGGCATACTGAAAGATAAGCCTCCCAAAGTAGCCGTGTGCGGCGACGATATTGTAGGTTTCTTCTTCCTGTCCAAACTTATAGCCATAGTTCTGACTTACATTCTCAGTCGTTTCACGGACCAAAGAAGAAGTAACAAGGGAACCATGCATAGCTGAAAACAAACTACCGCCAAAAACGCCAGCGACCCCAAGCATATGGAAGGGATGCATAAGAATGTTGTGCTCAGCTTGGAATACAAACATGTAGTTGAAGGTACCCGAGATTCCCAACGGCATTCCATCAGAGAAACTGCCTTGTCCGAAAGGGTAGACAAGGAATACAGCTGTTGCGGCAGCGACTGGTGCAGAATATGCAAGGAAGATCCACGGCCTCATGCCGAGTCGATATGAAAGTTCCCATTCTCGTCCTGCATATGCAAAGACTCCGATAAGGAAATGGAAGACCACGAGTTGATAGGGTCCCCCGTTGTAGAGCCACTCGTCAAGCGAAGCGGCTTCCCAGATAGGGTATAGGTGCAGCCCGATTGCGTTACTAGAAGGAACGACGGCTCCACTGATGATGTTGTTTCCGTAGAGCAAAGCTCCGGCAACTGGTTCTCTGATTCCATCAATGTCTACAGGTGGTGCTGCAATGAAAGCGATAACGAAACACGCTGTTGCAGCTAGCAGCGTTGGAATCATGAGGACACCGAAGTGTCCGATATAAAGACGGTTGTCAGTAGAAGTCACCCAGTTGAGATACTTTTCCCACAGTGATGACTGCCTACTGTTAATAGCAATAGAAGCAGCCATGTTTTTTAATTAATAATAGTTTACCAAAGGCCAGGAATGATCTGACCAGTCACAGCATACGCACCAAGCGCAGCCATGACACCCAGCATAGCCAGGCGACCGTTCAGGCGTTCAGCTCTTTCGTTATGGGGGATAGAATTTTCGTCGATGTACATCTTAGGTTCAATAGCGTAGAGGTTTTGGCGACCGCCATCTTCGGTGACGTAAGTCATTTCTTTTTAATTTTCACACAGTTATTAACACGGGTACCACCCTTGACTTTGGTACCACGCTTAGCATATCCTTTCCAGCACTTAGAGTCAAGGCGTGTTTTATTGGCAGGTTTCTTTTTCATATCAGAAGCGGTAGGTCAGACCAGCTTTCACACCCAGCGACAGGTCAGAGACATCCCAGTCATCAGAGGACAGGGCAGACAATTCACCGTAGCCAGTCAGGTCTTCGGTCAGGTCATAGGAGGCACCCACTTTACCAGAGAGCAGTTGAGTGTTCTCTTCATCAGCAACGAAGCCGAAGGCAGGACCACCCTGGACATACCAGGAGGCACGCTCGGAATCGAAGTCACCTTCGTAACCAACGTGGGTCTCAAGGAGACTGGAGTCATACGAACCACCGGCGAAGCCAGTGTTGCTCTCAACATTACCGTAGACACCGGCGAAAGCAGGGGCAGCCATCATAACAGAGGCGGCGGAAAGGGCGAAAATTTTTTTCATTATTTTTTGAGGGGGATTACATAGAAATTTCTGACCGTTCCAGTTTTTGGAACACATCTTGACGGTATGCAGGGTCAGACTCATACCGTGGGTCATTCATAGCTTGAATAACCTCAGCTTGAGAACGGAAGGCATCCGATTTCTCTACCACCGCACGTCCTGTACGGAGGTTACCATCAACACCGTTAGCTGCTTCATACTGGGATTGTAGACCAGCAAGAGCGATCTGGATAGCATAAGGATTACCCTTATCAATCACATCATCGTATGCTTGGGTGTAGGAGTCGGGTAAGTTTTCACTTGCCCACTCCATAAGGTTCATGTAAGATGCTTCACCACCTACTTGATTGTAGATGGTGTTTGTTTCAGCATCTGTAAGATCACGTGCTGCCTCAGCTTGTTGCTGGGGCTGAGCTTGCTGCATCCTGAGGTAGGTCTCAACAAGTTCAGACGAACTCATCTCTTTGAACCGCTCCATGGTTTCAGGAGTCAGCTCACCTTTCTCATAGTATTCAGCAGAGGCACTAGTGATTAGTTCTTGTGCAGGGGTAACCTCTATTTCTTCGGAGGTTTCTTGCTCCCGCACTTCTTCAGTTTCTTCAGGTTCATCACGTGTACCTAGTTTTTTCTGTAGTTCGATGTAAGCTTTCTCAAGCTCTTCTGCATCTTTAAATTTCCCAGCGAGCATCTCCTGTTGCTCAGCCATGGCTTGTTCGCCACGTTGAAGGGAGTCAAGCTCCTCTTCACTGAACTCAGGTTGCCCCTGTTCCATATCAATACTCAATTCTGCCATTGGTGATTACTTTGACTCCACCTAGGCCAACAGTCGTAACGTAGTTAGGCGATCGGCCAAGGGTGGGTGTACCGATTTTTTCTTTAGGAGCATACTTGTTTTCGTGTGCTTCCTTGTATTTATGTTCACTGCCGGCGACATCAAAGCCACCTTCAGCTTTCTTAGGATAGACCTTACGCTTGCGGGGGGAGCGGGGCTTCTTCGCCACCGGTTTCTTCTCCTCCTCCGAAGTCAATTCCTTGTCCTCCATCTAATGCTTCTCCTAGTGCAGGGTTTTTGGATGGATCTGCTAAGGGAGAACCAGCTAGTTGACCAGCTTGGTCTACGAGAGACTGCTGCTGAGCTGCAGCTTGTTGCTCTTCCATTTCTTGTTGGAGCATCTGTTCGTCCTTAACCAGATTCAGCATGTCAATACCTTGAGCAGCAGCGAGTCGTTTGATGTACTCACTGGGGTCAACGTACTTAACAAGTGCCTCAGGTCCCATCGTTTGAGCGATGGTTGTAATGAACTGAGTGAGTGATTCCCTATCCTGTCCACGACCAAGAGCATTAACTCCAGCAACGATGGAAGGATTCACAAGACCTTTAGGGATCTTAGGAATCTCTCGGTTACGTTGGAGTACCATCATGGTTCGGTTCAGATAAGGAACCAAGAACTCTACAGTCAACAGTGAGAAGATACCACCGAGTTGTTGTTCGAGTTCTAGTTGTGTGAGTCGTACCTCTTCAGCAGTGGTACGCTCTGATTGTCTGATGTTGAGTTGCAAGAACCCATCACCAATTCTACGCTCAAGTGATTGAGCCATCTGAGATGCAGTGGCAAAGTCAGCAGTCTTACCAACTTGAACGACGCCAATGTCATCAGGTCTACCCTGGACAATGGCACCGTTGCCAGCTTGAGCTAGAGTCTGTGGTTTAGTAGTCGATGAGGGTGACACTACAAAGACAACCTTAGCGGCTGCTGCAGACCCTTCTACGAGTGCCTGAGAGAGTGATTCAAGAGCACGGAGGTCACCAAGGAACTCCTCTACTCGTGAACGACCATAGTCTTCACCATCTACAGTGTTAAACCGTAAGACAATCCAAGGATTAGCATTCTTTGGAGCTGAACCACGGGAGTCAGGGATAGTCATCCCCCACACCTGTTGATACCATTTCCATTGACCACCATCCAGTTTGACATGGGTGTAGATCTCTACATCATCTTCCATGCCTGACATCTTGTGTCCATCATCACCAACAGCATTGGGACGTGGTTCAGGGATGTCCTTTACTAATTTTTTGTCAATTAATTCTTTTGTAACTATCTCAATGACGTTACCGTTGCCATCACGTTGTACCACATACCTGTTCAAAGGATAGTGTTTGATACCATCCTTACTCATGTACAGCAGGGCATTACCTCCAACGATCAGGTGCTTCATTGCCTGGTGGATAACCACACGGTCAGAGGAAGCATTGATCTTATCCATGACCATCCTCTCAATCTTAGAGAAGGATACATCAAGTTCACTCCTTGCTTCTGCAGGTAAGTCAACCCCAAGCTTGGAGTCATTGATCTGCAGTTTAAAGAAGGTAGTTTGGGGAGGCAGCAGTGCAAGCATCAGCTTGGCAGCCAAGGTTGTCACTGCTTTAGCACCCACGCTCTGCCATGGTGTGAACAGAGTCTTAAAGGTTTCGTGTCGGCGATCGTCGTAACGTATTAGATAG